GATACGTTCAAAGATTTCTATACAAATGGTTGGCAGAAGTTTGTAGAATACAACATCATTGACGTAGAACTTGTTGACAGATTAGAAGACAAGATGAAGTTGATTGAACTTGCCTTGACGATGGCGTATGATGCGAAGGTCAACTATGAAGATGTATTCTATCAGGTAAGAATGTGGGACACAATTATTTACAACTATCTTAAGAGGAGAAACATTGTTATTCCACCAAAAGAAAGATCCGACAAATCAGAAAAGTATGCAGGTGCATACGTTAAAGAACCGATACCTGGAAAGTATGATTGGGTGGTCTCTTTTGACCTCAACTCTCTGTATCCTCATCTTATTATGCAATATAATATTTCCCCAGAGACCTTACTTGAACAAAAACATCCAACAGTTACAGTTGATAAGATACTCAATGAGGAAGTAAGTTTTGAGGAGTATAAGGACAATGCAATCTGTGCAAACGGTGCAATGTTCCGTAAAGATGTTCGTGGGTTCTTACCAGAACTGATGGAGAAGATGTACAATGAAAGAGTCATCTTCAAGAAGAGAATGATTACTGCAAAGAAGAAGTATGAAAAGACAAAGACCAAAGATCTTGAAAAAGAAATCGCAAGATGCAACAACATCCAGATGGCAAAGAAAATTTCTCTTAACTCTGCCTATGGTGCGATTGGTAATCAATACTTCCGCTATTATAAATTAGCAAACGCAGAAGCAATTACTTTATCAGGACAGGTTTCTATTCGTTGGATAGAAAATCGCATGAATAATTATCTAAACAAAATACTTAAAACGGAGGGTGAAGATTATGTTATTGCTAGTGATACTGATAGTATCTACCTCAATCTGGGTCCTTTGGTCGAAGTTATATACAAGGGGAGAGAGAAAACTAATGAAAGCATTGTTTCGTTCCTTAATAAGATCTGTGAAATGGAACTTGAAAAGTATATTACGGGTTCTTATGAAACGTTGGCCAAGTACGTAAATGCTTACGATCAAAAGATGTTCATGAAAAGAGAGAACATCGCAGATCGTGGTATATGGACAGCAAAGAAAAGATATATTCTAAACGTATGGGACAGTGAGGGAGTTAGATATGATGAACCCAAATTAAAGATGATGGGTATCGAAGCAGTGAAGTCATCAACTCCTGCACCTTGTCGCACAATGATTAAGGATGGGTTGAAGATAATGATGAATGGAACTGAGGATGAAGTGATTGATTACATTGATGATTGTCGTGCCAAATTTAAGGCACTTCCTCCAGAAGATATTGCATTTCCTCGTACTGCATCAAACGTGCAAAAGTATAAGGCATCATCTACAATATATGCAAAGGGAACACCTATACATATACGTGGTGCATTATTATTCAATCATTATGTAAAGCAGAAGAAGTTGGATAATAAATATTCACTCATTGGTAATGGTGAGAAGGTCAAGTTTCTCTACCTTAAAAAACCAAATATTATACAAGAGAATGTAATCTCTTTTATTCAAGATTTTCCAACTGAAATAGGACTTGACAAGTATGTAGATTATGATCTACAATTTGAGAAGAGTTTTGTTGAACCACTCAAAGCAGTCCTTGATGCGGTTGGTTGGAATGTTGAGAAAACTGTAAACCTTGAACTATTTTTTACCTAATGGATTTACCTATTGAATTGGATGAACTTGAGGTTCTTATTGAGTCTGTATCAGATGTTGATAATGAACTTGCAAAAAAATTAAGATTAGTGAAAGTATTAATTGAAGAAGGTAAACCTTATAAAAAAATACTTCGTGAAAAATATGGTTACATTGCATAATGTTTTTTAAAAAATTGAGTCTTGTTACTGGTGGATTTGATCCTATCCATAGCGGACATATATCATACTTCACAAGAGCAAAAGATTTTTCTGACTATCTTGTAGTTGGTATAAACACAGAAGAATGGTTGACTAAAAAGAAAGGTCAATACTTTCAATCTTGGGTTGAACGTGCAGAGATCATTCGTCACTTAGATATGGTTGATGCAGTAATTACTGTACCAGATGATGATAAAGGTTCTGCCTGTGGTGCAATTGCAAAATGTTTAGAAATTGCAGAGACAGTTGTTTTCTGTAATGGAGGTGACAGAGGCAAATCTAACACACCAGAAACTGATTTATATGGTGAAGATCCACGAGTACAATTTGAATTTGGTATTGGTGGTGATGACAAAATGAACAGTAGTTCATGGATACTCAAGGGGTATTTTGAAAGACAACGTAAACTATTAGGAATCTGATGGAAACACATAGAAAAACATTGCTTCATCTCTTGAAAGAAAGAGCATACAAGCATGGACAATTCACTTTATCATCTGGTAAAGAATCAGAGCATTATATTAATTGTAAACCAGTTACATTATCTTGTGAGGGTAATGCATTGTGCTCTCATCTAATGATAGAACATGTAGAGGATGAATCAGTTGCTGTTGGTGGACTTACACTTGGTGCTGATCCTTTAGTTTGTGGTATCGCACAGAAAGCATACTATACTGGTAAACATATTGATGCTCTTATTATCAGAAAGAATCCAAAAGGATATGGTACAAAAGAAGCAATCGAAGGTAATAAACCATCAGAAGGTTCTTTAATTACAGTATTGGAAGATGTAACTACAACAGGTGGTAGTGCATTAAAAGCAGTAAATGTTCTTCGTGATGCAGGTTACGTTGTTAATCGTGTCGTTGCTATTGTAGATAGATGTGAAGATCATAAAGTATGGGAAGACAACAACATTGAGTTTGTTTCGTTATTTACATTAGAGGATATTGTTGAATGAATTGTTGGCACTGTGATACCGAACTAATCTGGGGAGGTGATCATGACCTTGACGATTATGAAGATATGGAGTATGATATAGTTACGAATTTATCATGCCCTAAGTGTGAATCGTATGTTGAAGTTTATCATAAGATAGAAAAATAATGGATTTTCTCAAAGAAATAGTTAAAGAGATTGGTGATGAGTACACCCAAATAGCAGCAGACATAGATGAAACAGAAAGATTCATTGATACAGGAAGTTATATCTTTAATGCAGTTGTTAGCGGTTCCATTTATGGCGGCGTTTCTTCTAATAAGATTACTGCCATTGCTGGTGAGACTTCTACTGGAAAAACTTATTTTTCCTTGGCTATTGTCAAGAACTTTCTTGATACTAACCCTGATGGGTATTGCCTCTATTTTGATACTGAAGCTGCAATCACCAAGGGATTACTTACATCTCGTGGAATTGATCAAAACAGACTTGTTGTTGTCAATGTCGTTACCATAGAAGAGTTTAGAAGTAAGGCACTTCGTGCAGTAGATATATACCTTAAGACAGAAGAAGAGGATCGCAAACCTTGTATGTTTGTGTTAGACTCTTTAGGTATGCTCTCTACAGAGAAAGAGATAAGAGATGCATTAGATGATAAACAAGTTCGTGACATGACCAAATCACAACTTGTTAAAGGAGCATTCCGTATGCTTACCTTAAAACTTGGTCAAGCAAATATTCCCCTTATAGTTACAAATCATACTTACGATGTTATCGGTTCTTACGTCCCTACTAAAGAAATGGGAGGCGGCAGTGGCCTCAAGTACGCCTCGTCTACAATCATTTATCTCAGCAAAAAAAAGGAAAAGGATAAGACAGAAGTTGTTGGAAACATTATTAAAGCTAAGACGGCTAAATCCAGACTCAGCAGAGAAAACAAACAAGTCGAAATAAGACTCTACTATGATGAGAGAGGTCTTGACAGATACTATGGTCTTCTTGAATTGGGAGAACTTGGTGGTATGTGGAAGAATGTCGCTGGTCGATATGAAATGAATGGTAAAAAAATATATGCTAAAGAAATATTAAGAAATCCCACAGAATACTTTACAGATGATATAATGAAGGAACTTGATACAATAGCACAAAAGCATTTTTCTTATGGAACGGATTGAGACCACTATTCTTCAAAATTTAATATTCAATGAAGAGTATTCTCGTAAGGTCATTCCTTTCATCAAAAAAGATTATTTTGAAAACAAATCAGAGAGAGTCGTTTACGAACAAATCTCTGATTTTATTGTTAAGTATGGTTCTGCAATTACAATTGAAGCTTTAAATATTGAAGTCAGTAATCGTGTTGACCTTACAGAAACAGAACTTAAAGAGGTTGGTGAACTTAGTGGTTTCTTAACTAACACACCAATTGATTATCAATGGTTGATGGATACTACTGAGAAGTGGTGTCGTGATCGTGCTATATACTTAGCATTAATGGAATCTATTGCATTAGCAGATGGAGAAGATGACAAAAAAGGAAGGGATGCTATTCCTAGCATTCTCTCTGACGCTTTGGCTGTTTCTTTCGATAATCATATAGGACACGATTACTTAGAAGATTACGAAGAAAGATATGACTTATATCATAGAAAAGAAGAAAGAATTCAATTCGACCTCGATTTTTTCAATAAGATTACGAAGGGTGGGGTTCCTAATAAAACACTCAATATTGCTCTCGCTGGCACTGGTGTTGGTAAATCTTTGTTTATGTGTCATGTCGCAAGCAGTGTGTTACTCCAAGGGAAGAACGTATTATACATCACGCTTGAGATGGCTGAGGAAAAGATTGCAGAAAGAATTGATGCTAATCTTTTAAATGTAAACATACAAAATATTACTGACCTTCCCAAACCGATGTTTGATAAGAAGGTTGATAGTATTGCAAAGAAAACACAAGGTACTTTAATCATCAAAGAATATCCAACTGCATCAGCACACTCAGGACATTTTAAAGCATTGTTGAATGAACTATCATTGAAGAAGTCATTCAAACCTGATATAATATTTGTAGATTATCTTAACATCTGTGCATCCAGTCGTTATTCAAAATTAGGTAATGTTAATTCTTACTCCTATATTAAAGCGATTGCGGAAGAACTCCGTGGTCTTGCAGTTGAAGCAAACGTTCCTATCATCTCTGCAACTCAAACAACTCGTTCTGGTTTTGCTAGTAGTGATGTCGATCTTACTGACACTTCTGAGTCCTTTGGTCTTCCTGCCACTGCTGATCTTATGTTTGCTCTTATTAGCACTGAAGAACTTGAAGGATTAAATCAAATCATGGTTAAGCAACTCAAGAACAGATATAATGATCCTACCATTTATAAGAGATTTGTAATTGGAGTTGATCGTGCAAAGATGAGGTTATATGATTGTGAACAGAAAGCACAAGACGATATAGTTGACAGTGGACAAGAAGAGGAGTATAATGACTTTAAACAGAAACCAAAAAAATCATTCGCAGAATTTAAATTTTAATGACTAAAAAAATTGACTTTGCTAAGTATGCTCATTTCGTGGATGGTGTCACATCCGATCCCAGTAAGGATTATCAATCTTTTATTGAGAGTCTTAGTTCCCTTAATGGAAAGGGTGCCAATATTAATCGCCTTACCACTGCTGCTGTTGGGATTAGTGCTGAAGGTGGTGAGTTTATGGAGATCGTTAAAAAGATGGTATTTCAAGGTAAACCTTGGAACGACGATAATAGAGAACATCTTATTATTGAGTTGGGTGATGTTATGTGGTACGTAATGCAAGCTTGTATGGCACTAGATGTTACAATAGAAGAAGTTGTAGCAGGGAATGTAGATAAATTAAAGAAAAGATATCCTGGTGGTGAATTTGACGTTTACCAATCAGAAAACCGTAAGGAGGGAGACCGATGAGAGATCAATTAATCAGAGCACTATTAGCACATGCTAATGGAGACATTCAAAAGCATGTAGCAAACGTAGAAGTTTATTTAACTAATCCTGCAGGTATTGGTGAACACTCTGACATCACAGAAGCAATTGAAACTGAACTGAATATAATTGCTAAGTATCAAGATCAAGTAGACATAATAAATAAATATTTCAAAAAGTAATTGAAATATGGCTAAGAAGAAAACCAGTAAAGATGTTTCTTCCTCAACAATGACTCGTATGCAGGAATTAGGTTCTGCATGGGTTTTTAAAAGGGCTATTCAAGATAATATTATATTTAATAGCCCTAATGACATTATAGAAGATGATACAACATATAATGAGATAGTTAAGATATGGAAAACAGTTGGGAAGGTTGATTGGGATCTTGAGATTGATTATGAATGGTTAGATAATTTTTATAAACAACAAAAAAAACTTTTACAGAAAATAGGAAAACCAGAATTCACTGAGTTTTGTCGTGATGGTGGTCCTAAACCTGCATATATTTTACCTGGTAGTAAAGGTGGTGTAACTTTTATGGACTGGGTTAGTACTTTAGTTAAAAAAGAATTTGAGATAGGGCAAAAAGATAATTGGAACCCTGCTGATATATGGTTAATACAAAATGAAGAGAAGTGGAAGGGTAAAATTAAAGAAGCTTTTAATCAAAGGAGAGATCCATCTGCTTCTATAGAATCCGAATTAGCAAAATTCAATGCTATTTTTAGAGCTCTTTTTAAGACAAAACAAATAATGGGGATCTCTTTAAAAAAAGTTGGTAAAACTGTATCATGGAAAGAGGTTAATGTGAGTGGAAGGTTTTTTAAAAATCTTAAGGCTACTAAAATGTCTCTTGATAGTGCAAAGTGTCTTCTAGGAACAAAAAAAATTGATCCTGATAAAGCAATCAAAGATATTGAAAGAGGTGCAGTAAGTGCAAGAACAGGATTAGTAGGTAGGGGTGCTGCTGGAGCAGTTACGTTAGTTCAAGATACAGTTTTAACTATTGAAGATCCTGGAGTTGGACCTAGTGGAAAGAAGACAGAATATACAGTTCAAATTAAAGCAAACGACTCTACAAAATTTACTAACTTAAAATGGGAACCAACGATTAAAACTAAGGGTGCAGCAAGATTGGGTAAAGCAACTGTGGAATTAGTTTTAGATTTGATGAAAGTTTATGGTATATTGAGATTTTATGAACCAAGTGCTAAATTATTTCCGCAAGATAAAACTTCTTTCAGTAAAGTTGAAGACGATTATAGAAAAATTATTGACGAATTACTTATGGATAGGTTTATAGATTTTGGACCTGGTGTTGATACAGAAACTGCCATTATTAATATCAAAGAAACCTTTGATATTTACAGGGGTCAACCTTGGGTTGCTACATCCAAATTGCAACAACTCAGATTCTTATATGCTTTAATGACTCTCCCACCAAAAAAGAGAGATGACTTTTGTACTTCTTTAATCTTTACTGCAGAGAAAGCAGGTAAAAGGTATGGTCCTTATGGAAAACTATATTAATGAAATTAGAAATTAATCAACTAA